GGTATTCGCAAGAATATCCTGCTGACCTGCGAAGGCGACTACCGTCAAAGGCATTGCGTTCGCTCCGGCGAACAACGACTGACCCCAATACCACCAACTGACTGATGGAATGTTGACGACTGAAAACTGAACTCGAAACCCGTTACTAGTCCCACTCAAGTCTCGTGTAAGTAGGAACCAATCAATTTCCCAAAGACCGATTCCAGGAAGAGTTATGGCAAGATCTGGATCATCCGTCGGTACGATATCACTCACACGGTCGGTCAAAACTGTCTTACGAACAGCGACCGGAGGGTTAGGGACGATGAGAGCTATAGGTGCCTTCCTGGTCGCTACAGCACTGTCGTCGTAGAATGCAAACGTATCCGCTATCTGGTCAACTACCAGTTCCGTGACAAGATCGTCGACATCTACTCGTAAGTCTCTGTCTGCAGACAAATCTCCACCGTTCGCTAACCCACTTCCCGCCAGTGTGTTGATTAGACGTGCAGTTGGTACAGCGCTGAGGTTGATGAGAGCGTTGGGGGCTGTTAACGCTCCAGTTCCGCCCTGACCAATTCCGATCGGAGGAGTAAGTGTCCCAGTTTCTGCATCTATCACATTGATGCCGTCGCAATAGAATATGTTCCTGTTGTTCTGGAGAACCTCCACCGGGCTTACCTGCGCCGCCGTCGCAACGAATAGCTGAAACGCGCCTGCTGTACTATTATCGACCCAATACTGTTGAACGGTATTGGGCACACGAATCGTACGATTTCCGGTCAATGCCCCTACGAACCTGTACGACACACGATTAAGCTGTACGCCAGAAAGGTTGAAGTCCCCTGTACCAGAAACATCTATCTGCACGAAGTCAAACGTGCCAGCCGTAGATTGACCAAGGCCGATTGTATAGAAGTTTGCCCCGTCAGTAACGATGATAGCAGAAGTTCCTGGAGCCATAATCAGAGTCGCGGCGCTGTCAATAGTTCCAGCGGCGGGGGTAACTGTAAGATCACCGGACCCTTCGTTTCGTGCGATGCTGAACCAGTCAGCGCCCACAGCCCCGGCAGCGGGAAGATTAAGAACTCCAACTCCTCCAGTCCATATAGTGAACTGCGCACGATCAGAGTCTGCCCACACGATAGGAGTGACGGCTGTCAACGTCGGCGGTATCGTCTGGTTCAATGTGGTAGCTATAGCCTTGAGGCCAGCCCCGGCAAGCGCGGAAGCATTCGCAACTGACACAGTAGCCCCGAGCTGGAATGTGCTCCACACTCCTGCTGACGTGCTGTTGTCCGTTAGGTATATGAACCACGCCTCCCCAGGAGCAAGAGATATGATAGTACCGCCAGAACTGTCGCGTATAGTAACCGTCTGCGCGCCGACATTAGTCATGAGCGACGTGAACCCGTTTGACACAATTCGTGCGTCGTCAAAATCCACGTTGAGTCCTGGCGCAGTAGCATTGATATCTATAATATCTGCAGCTACATCAGCCCCGGCGATCTGCTGTTCTATCGGCCACTGGAGTGAGACATCAATCGCCGTCACCAGAGATAGATACGTACGTTGCGATGGGTTAATTGATCCACCACCAAAGACTTCTGTGTAGCCCATATTACGCCTCCTGCCTTGTAGACGACCTGTCTACGATTTTCCTAATGTCTTCCCCATTGAGTAAGGACAAATCTCTATCATACGTCGCCTGCCACAATGGAACTCTCTCGTCGTTCTTGAGAAACCGAGACGCCTGCACTAACGCTCCGTGGAGCAACGCGTTCGGAGCGAGATCAGTCGTCCAATTAGTCTGGTTAACAGCGTCAAGCAACGCCGGGAGTTGGTAGTACAACAACTCGAACGGATACGCAGCGTCTGGCGTCGGACTGAATAGAAAATTGTAATAGTCATAATCCGCATAGAATTTAGGTTGTGCGGTAAGGTCCTCGTCCGGCCAGTATAGACGACAATACTCGTACACTCTAGGAAATAGAGGTGTACGAACCTGAGCCACCCCCACTCCAAAATTGATGCTGACGGTATCCCGCCAACGATCCGGCTTCTGATACACAGATGTACCAGAAGCCATCACGCCAGTGACGACGTTGATGAACCCTTGAATCTTCAGAGCCCGAGCAATATCACGCTCAGCGAGGTTTATTAGTCTGGGGATCTGTCCAAACACAGTCGGATCCACAGACGTACCGCGCTCTAGATACTGTCGCAGATCTACCTGTAAAGAATCAAAAGTCATGGACGTAGCCATCTTACTTCTCCTACTCTTCTTCCGGCTTCAGTTCGGCCAAGCGAGCAGACTGCTCGTCAGTTCTGTCTTCCTCTGGAATGTCTTCCAGTGCAGACGCCTCATCAGATAGAAGTTGGCGCGCTGCCTCTGCTTCACGTGCCTCAGCTTCTTCCTGCTCAGCCCGACGACGGGCGTTCTGGATGACATCGCTAGCTGCGTCGCTGCGTGCCTTCAATGTATCCCATTCTGCCGGGGTAGGCGCGCGGTTCTCCTCAACCATTGTTGAGATCGTGTTTGCGAACTCCACCAATTCTCGGTAGCCCTCTTCACCGCGTGTCACAAGCTCGCTAAGCAGGGACAGCAATTCGGAAGCTTCCTGAAGTTTCAGACTGGACCCACCGCCGAGAGCAGGGTTGTTCGTAAGTACGGACAGACCGTTGATTACGACCATAATCAGTTGTAGTGGGTTCATCGATCTGCTCCTTCTTTAGCGGACTGCAAATTGGCGACCAAAGGTAGAAGCCTCTCTACCCAATTGTTCAAGTTATTCATAGCACTAATAAAACGTCGTTCGCCAGTTCCTCCCGCGATGTATTCTGATCGTATAGCTTCAAACTCAACAGTCAGTTCGATGAGCGGATCAGCGACCTCTTTCGCCGCCTCTTCCGCGAGCCCTATGGCAATGATCGACCGATTATCAAGTCTTCCACTCGATACGAGCTTCGCAGCCTGCTCCGACACGATGACGAATTCACCGTATGCGGCGTACGCCTTCTGCTCTACAGTCTCAGCTCTCTTCACTGCGTTCGCCGCACCACATGCTTGAAGCGCGAGTACGAAGATTAGCAGAAATTGGAGCCGAATGAAGTTCCACTTCGGGGTCATAATGTACCTCCTCCATCACCCGATGATGTGATTTTGTTTACCAGACGTCGGGTGGATATCGCCTGATAGTCTTTGAGAAATGCTACAGCCGCGCCACCGACCAAAGAAACCCACGCTGCGGTAGATATATCCGCAAACGTCATGTCTGGGTTGCTGGTAAACAGCGTGACAATACTACTACCAAAAAGAATCAACGCTGCGATCAGCGCACCTACAATCGTGTTCATACTAAATACTCCTCTATCTCTAAGTGACCCCAGTCCATGAATGACTGGTCTGTGGTGAGCCCGTTCATATTCCAATCCCCTCCCCATCGAAGTTTAATTCCTAGATCGATGGCCGCAGAAAGAAATACTCCAGCGACAACCGCGAACAAATGCGTATCCTCCCAAGGAATTTTAACTTCATCGACGTAAGGCGCGAAGTCGAACGCCTTACTGTGTGGAGTGCCCTCCAGTATAAAATTGTGTTCTGATAAAGGCCACGCCTTCTTACTTGCTCCCTTGCGAAAGAGCATGTTCTGCACGTCTTCCCCAGACCAACCTCGAACAATGGAGATATCTACTGGAGATCTACTGAGCCCTAGATCCATCACCTCTACGAGCGGCGGAGCACACGTGTCTCTATTTTGTTGGGACGTTTTCCCATACACGTATGGCATCAACGTTCCACCTTCGCTTGAAGAGCAGACTTCGCTTCTTCCAAAGCATCTACCTGAATTTCCAACTCAGCCATGTACTCAGCATCATCTTGGGTCCAGTCTGAACCCTGTCGTTGGCGAAACCTCAACGCCGCGATATCTTTCTTCGTGGCGTTGATGTCCCTCTGCAAAAGTGCGACGAACGCATTGTTGATTGGGCCAACTTGCGTAGCGACCGTCTGCTTGATGTCCTCAGCCATTGCCGTACTCACAGCGCCCACTAGAATCGGCTGCGCAACGAACCAAAGAATCGGTACGAGTGTTGCGTAAGTCACAATTTGGTTGATGCCTATGCGTATTCCGCGTTCTTTTACAGTTGCCATCGCTTTACTCCTCAACTAAATCGTCTTCAAAGGTTCGCTGAGACTTCACGTCACCTTGCGGCGCTGGGCTCCCCAGAACTACTTCCCCTTGAACAATCGCAGTCAATACTGCGTTCAATAACTGAACATCACCGCTGATCGCCATCGGTCCAGGAACGTTCACCGCTCCTGGAGTATTCAGCAACGTCAAACCAGCGGTAGCCGCTCTAACGACCTGCTCTGGTCCAATCTGTACTCGTTGATCTGTACTCATTTTCTCTTCCTCTCTAGTTAATCCCATAATCACAGAGTGATTATTGCGTCGTAATTCATATTTGGCCTTGCAGCGACGTTACCTGCATCAGACACCTGTCGTAGAGTAATAGTAACTATACTCCCGGCGGTTCCTATACCTGTTCCATCCTTAGTCCACGTGTACGTTCGAGTCGCACTTAACACCAAGAAAACGCCAAAAGTTCCAGTCCATGTTCCAGGGTCTCCGATGTCCTCACTGTCTATAACGACCATTACTTCCCAATCAGTGTTGTCCAGACCGACTATGTTGTCCAGCCAATTACCTACGCCATTATATGGCAGCGCAACTCCGGTATCCCCGATTGCCTCAAGAATCTGCCCGTTGCTAGCAAATCTGATAGAAGTGATGGGACGAACTCCACCTCCGCTGAGCGCTGTTGCAACTAACGGATCTGTCAATCCACCGATAGTCGGAGACGGGACACTCGCCGCTGCACCAGACGAAATTGTACCGGCCGGAAACATAGAAAAGTTTCCTCGTTGATACTTCGGCGATACAATACTCTTTTTCTGCGTTAAGATCATGGTGTAATTCCAGATCCCCATACTAACCAAGTTCCAGCGGCTGACCTCTTTACAGTAGCAACTGCGCCTGTTCCAAGCGTTGCGCTTCCTGCCGCGTCTGTAACGGTTCCCGCTGCGCCATCCAAAACAAATAGAGTGTCGCCAATTCCCTCAGCAAGAGTGATCACACCTGACCCAGCGTTAATAATCTGAAAAGTCTGATCAACCTCGAACACTAGATCAGCACTATTTTCCAGTGTGATGGTGTACGCTGCGCCATCATCGAAGAAGAGCTCCCCGTTAGTAAGGTCCTCAGCAATGCCCGCTGCGTTCATGTCAGTGGCAGTATTAGATCGACGCCTACTCTTTGCAGTTGCTATAGGGTAGCGGATGCCAGAGTCATCAGTAAACCAAAGCTGATTTGGAGTTCTATCTCTGATCCAAATCTGACCGAAGGTAGCAATATCCGGGTGATCACCAGCGGTCTCACCAATCATCAGAGTGGAGCTGTTAATGATGCGAACGGGTTGGCCACCATTGTCTGCGTACAGATCAAGGAACTTATTAGATGTGATGCCGGTATGAATGGAGTAATTTCCACCTTCTGCCCCCATGATCAGAGCGTCTGTGTTGCTGAGGTAACTTGCGTATATGGGGGTAGTTAATTGAACACGAGCAGCCGCGAAAAGTTCTAGCACGGGCAAAGCTGTAGCGACTTGACTGGTACCTGCGGCCAGCAGACGCATCGTCAATGTAGAATCAACAAAAGAATCAGATGTAGGACTGTACGACAATACAGAGCCGTTGCTTAGAACTGCTGTCATATCTAAATACGGGTCACGACTAATCTCAACAAGAACGTTGGCTGTGTCAGCCGGTATAGTGGTGCCGTACTGATGCACGATCCCTTCTACTTGAAACCCCGCATCATCAAAGAAGCTGGAAATGGTGTACATCAGGTACACCGTCAAGTCATTGGCGTCGACGATCTTGATCGTTGCGCCTACATTTAGGTTCGCAAAGATGTCTACGCCAATATCTACACCCTCTGACGTTAGTTCACTGATAGAGATTTGAGTAGCAAGAGTCGGATCAGCATTGTTGAGTCTGAGGAACCCGGCACCCGGATCGACCATTGTCAAGGTAGTAGAGAACTGGTAGTTATACTGATCTATCGTTGAAGTCCCAGATCCTCCTATTACAAAGTCTACGCCAGTATCATCTGTGAACATAAGAATATTAGGTGTATCGTCACGGACCCAGACTTGTCCATAAGTCGCTTCATCAAGTTCAGCGACAGCCTGTTCTTGAAAGAATAACGAGGCAGAGTTATCTAACTTCATTCCTCGCAGATTTGTATGTAGATCAAATATCAGGTACCCTCCATCATTGCTTACATCTACAGGTCTGATACCGCCCGGCTCGAGGAATCTAGCAATTGACCCTTGGAACCCAATTTCAATAACATCCCAATCTGAAAACCGCAGTGTCTGCGCTCCTGCGCCATTAGTACTGAACGTCATTAAATTGCTAAGGTAGTTAAATCTAGCAATGTCTGTTCCGCCCGCCAATTCTTGTAATTCTAGTGGAGCCACTAATCTAATAGCAGCAGACGTTGCGGAGCCTCTCAGTATAGTTGTGGTGCTGTTACTAATGTCAATGTCAAGGGATTGATCAAATTGATTTGTGAACGTCGCAATGTTTAAATCATTGTGAGTAAAGAACGAAGATGCTTCCCACGCAGTTGCGCCGTAACGTATAGTCTGTCCGGTCACGCCGACCGGCAAAACACCAGTAGATATTGCGATGTCGCTACCCGCATCGTCAGTGAACATCAAAGTATTTGGCACATCATCCCTGACCCACAACTGGCCCCTTCCTTCGACACTTGCGATGGACGCTGCCTTTTCATCGACGAACATAGAATCCAACTGAAGAGATATAGCTGTGTTCTCAACCCACGCACCGCCGCCAAGATCATACCGAAGCGTTGAGAAATCTGCCGTACCGACAGGAAGAAGCGTACCGTCCACACTGACAGTTATGGGCAGACCAGCACCTCCATCAGCAATCAATATTCCTGAGCCCGCAGTAAGAATCCGCTCATTGGGAAGTTGTGCGTTCGCAGTCACAGTAATAAACGTCGCGTCTAGTCCGCCTACCGCAGCAAGTAAATCGCTGACGGCGACGCTCCTACTTTCCAATTCACTAACGGCGAGCTCTATTTGCTCAGTGCCGACGAGCGGTAATGAAGCCGCCCCCAAATCTGTTATCTTAACGCTCATATTACAAATCCCAAGGCGGAGTTCCGCCGTCAAGTGCCTGCTCTATTTCTCTAAATTCACCAGATTGTGTCGCGCGTAGCTGACCGTCACCAGTTGCACGAATGTAGAGGGTTGAGAACGACGGATCGCCGTCAATTTCGTTAAGGGGCCTGTCTGGCCTTACGAAAAGGAGGTTGATCTCCTCAGTCGGGCGTGCAGCCAATCTGTACGGGTCAAAATCATCCAGATCGTCCAGACACACCTTCAACCCCGGCGCATTCGGGTCGTCGTACAAGTCTTCAAGCTTCATCTTCCGGCTGCACCTCGCACAGATGCCAATGCCGAATGTTGACGCGCCAGTTGGGTCTATGAAAATGCTCATCGCGTGTACACACCGATTCTTGGGGTTAGACGAACGGGAGCGCCGTCATCTTCGCCGGTCCAGACGTTCTTTTCTTGCACAGCTAGGTCTGACTGTAGAATTGGCAGTCTAGAATCGTCCGCTTCTGGGATTTCCATGCAGACATCAACCGAAAGTTCGTATACGATGTACTTATACCATCGTTGCGGCACCTCCAACTCTTGGATCATCGTCCCAACGTCCTGAATCTGCCGTTTGACGTACAGAACGTACTGAAAGAACGTGAATTGAGTGTCCGGGATCGGCCAGACTGTCGCAATCTGACGTCCCCCCTGCGCTGCGGCCTGCTTATCGTACCAATACTCCGTCGGACGGCTCAAAAAATTCTTATCCGGTAGATTTGAGTACGAATCAAGGCTGATCTTCGGCATCGGAATCTCATTTGCAGTGTTCCCGAGGAAGAACTCAGCGATATTCAGTATCGTAAGTCCATTCGCTTGTAGACGGATAAACCTCCACGGTACCTGCTCCTCCAAATCAAGCCAGAACCAATCCCCCGGTACTGCGTTCAGCGCTGCATTCGTATATAGAGTGGTGAACGCGATACCATTCTGCGACCCTTGTATAGAGATATCCCAGGTCTCGGCTACTGCGTTCGTAAAGAAGATGCCGTAGTTGTCGACCTGAACCGCGTTGTTAGCTCCGAAGTCAGTCTGTACGAATCCAGCGGCAATAGTCTGTGCGAGCGACGTTGCGAGGTTACTGTCAAACGCGTTAGCAGCAATCCCTTCACTAGCACTGTCCGCCACCCCTAGAGTTCGGTTGAGATCACGAATATTGAAGTCCATCACATCGACCGTACCCACAGGAAGTGGGACAGAACGTTGCCCACGGTATATTGGGAGAATTACCTTCTCCAACACCCAGAGTGGGATACCGTACGAAGCCAATGCCGACAAGTTCAGGAATAGTAGGTCCAGAGCCGTGTCGATGTTCTCAGACGTTATCCCCTGAGGCGGTACCTTACAACGACGGAAGGCGTGATCAATCACCTTCCTCGTCTCGAAGACCGTCAATCCAACTGTTCCAGAAGTTGCCATCTCAGCTCACCTTCCCGCCCTTCATCGCGTGCATCTTTCCGCCCTTCATCGCATAGGCTTTTCCGCCCTTCATGTATTGGGTTCGCCCTCCCTTCACAACCTTTCGATATCCGTCAACCTTTCCGCCGCGCTTATAACCGGGCTTGAGTCTGCCAGTCCCCCCTGCTTCCTTCTCCATCTCGTTGTCGCCGTCCGGCTTCGCGGGCTGAACTCCGGTGTCAGATGGATTGCCGGTGACCTTCGTCTTCATTGTCCCGCCACCCATCTTCTTAACCTGACCGCCGTGCTTGAACCCCATCGTCTCGCCATGAGACACTATTCCCTCTCCAACTTGAGCACCTTGCTTGAAACCTTTCATATCGTTCTCCTATCAATATCCAAATGTCGAATTATACTTCGGATAGCGCGCATATATTAAATCGCCAAGATCACTAGGAAGATAATTCTTCCACTCATCTCGATTAGACTTTTCGATCTTACCACTTCCCTCGTGGGGAAACTTGTTCAAGTACAGAGCATCCAAGTCAGTAGAAACATTCTCCACATCGTCAAGTGCGTGTTCGAAGTACGGTTCACCCAGGAACTCGTAAATCTCCATCATCTTTGTCCGGGGATCCATAGTGAACGACTCGTGTTGTAGAACGTACACTCGGTCTGACCCTCTGCTCATTAAATCTTGGATGCCAAGTACACTCTGGCCAATTTGCCCCTCCGGAGACATCATCTTATCCGCGCGATCGAACAGTGTCTTCTCAACCGGGCTGTTCGCCCCATCGAACACGGGGTTCTTCCTGTGGTTCTTCTCAACAGAACCAAACACACTGCGAAGTTCACGAACGCATACTATGATCTTCGCATCTGGAAATATCTGATCCAGTAATAGAGCCTGGAACGACCATCCGCGAGACTTGTCGAATACAGTCCCACCTTTATGAGCATACCATTCTTCTAGCATCGACCGAGCCATGCGAGTGAGCCGGTCAGTAACTCCATCAGAATCATCAGCGAGCCACGCCTGAACCTCCGGACTATTACTGCATTGATGCGTAAACGCCCCAAGTAGTTCCGTTATCGGACTGGTGGAACTCGCGTAGAATGCAGGGTTCTGGTTCAATACGTTGCACAGTAATGTAGAACCACTACGAAGAACGCCAGTGATAGCATGAAACTTGTTCACCTCGCTAACCTCCCTTGAAGTTGCTCACGTTCAGCTCGAAGAGTCTGAATGCCGTCGACCAATGCTTTTCGTATTGCACGCTCCTCTTGCGGGTCTACAATCGCAGGAGGGTTGGGCAGTGCGTCTCTATGCTCCCTTACCTGCTGAATGTCTGTAGTAATCTCACCTATACGCCTTTGGCGCTCAAAATTCTTGATCGCCGTGCCGACAACTGCCGTCTCAGGCAACTCACGGATAGCTTGGAACAGAGCGGCGTATAGTGCAGATGATACGACTTCCCCTTCGTTAATCACTTCCCCGCGCATGTTGCTGTACGTAGGGTTGTTGATTACACCGATAGAATTCAGCAATATTGCAATCGCGTTGAACCAAGCGTTGCCATCGGCATTAGACACAATCGCCACAGACTGTAGATGGTCAACAGATTCTGCACGCGTCGCAGTAGGGGTCGCGATGATGAATGCGACCCATGTGAGTAGATAATCTCGTACATTCTGTAGCACTTCAATCTCCTAGCTAGTAAGCGGTCCGGGACCGGCGATCTGTATACTTACACCATTGGATCTGACGTACACGAACACGCCGTTCACCCAGAAGTCCCCGTTCTGTGGAGCAGCCGGAGCACCGGCAGTTCCGCTGAACCGAATTCCTGCGTTTCCTATTTGGAAGGTATCTGCCAACGCATTAGTTCCGGGACCAAATTGCGTAGCATTCGCAGCACTGGCGACGATAGCCCCGGCAGTAGAATCTCCATGTGCGAATGCTCCGATTCCTGACGCAGTAATGTTATTCCCGAGGGCTTGACCTTGAGCGAATGCCCCAGCAGCTAGAGCCTCAATGGCTGATGATATTGCAGCCTGCCCCTGAGCAAACGATCCCGCTCCCGTCGCCTGTATGGTAGACGTACCTGCGCCAGATTGCGTCGGGCGTCCCTGAGCAAACGACCCTGCGCCTGACGCTATGATTTGAGAGATTGCCAACCCACCGCCAGACGTCACTGGAGAACCCTGCGCAAACGATCCTGCCCCGGCAGCACGCGCGAGAACTGAACCGGCACCTGCGCCAGAGATAGGACGAACAACGCAGAAAGCGCCAGCGCCAGTGACCTCAGCGGTAACTAATCCTGGACCTTGAGAGTACCCAGCAAGAAACCCACCTGCCCCACGATTGCTAAATAGGTGATTGTTACCTGTACAGTACGCGTATGCAGTCGTGAAGTTTCCGAAGCTAGTGGCCTCTACCGTCGCGTTGCCCGCGCCGTAGGTGTAAGCAGAACCGAAGAGTGAGGACCCGCCGGAGCGATTAGACAACAATGCGTTTCCTGTCGCGCCCGCCGCAGCGTTACCGATGCACGCAACACCTTTGAAGGAGCCTCCCAATAGATAGTGAATCGACGTTCCAGCACCACCCTCCCCTTGATTGCCAGCCATTATCCCGGTCGGGTTGCTGCCGAACGTTCTTGCGCCCGGCGCACTAGATGGAACTCCATTATTCAAAGATGAACCAACAAATACACCGAGTCTACCGCGAACGGACAGAGGACGAAGACTGTCCGATCCAAATGTGACTCCAGCTCCCTGATCGGTCGTCGGCACGACAGATAGCGTCGATAGATTGCCAGTTAGTGGATCGTTAGCTGTATCAAGTCTCAGATAGAGGGCATCAGCAGCGACTGTATCCAACGGCGGAACTGAATACACACCAGTCTCGTTCAGAAAATTCGTAGCGAGCCCCACTGCATTGAGAGTGACGCCGTTAACGCTGACGCCGAGTATCGCTGCATCGAGATTGACGATTGGGTTGACAGGATCAGCGGCGTTCACATTGACATTCGCACCACCGACAACAGAATCTACCTGACCACCTGACGGTGGGACAGCGACGTACGCTCCAGCCTCATTGAGGAAATTTGTCGCTAGCCCAACAGCATTAAGGATAACACCATTGACACTCACTCCTACGATGACCGCATCTAAATTGACGATTGGATTGACAGGATCCGCAGCGTTGACGTTGATGTTTACACCACCGACAACGCTGTTGACCTGCCCTCCCCCGCCACCGCCTCCAGGTAGCCAATCGTAATCGTAGTTATCGGCGGTGATCTTAGTGAGCACCTCTCCGATAGCTCCGTCATCGGGTATCTGGATTGCGACAATCCCGGAGAACCCCAGTCCTGATTGGGCAGCCATGCGCTACCTCAGTGCTAGGTTGATCAGCTCGCGCACTTCTGCGAGCTTCTCTTTTTCTCCGTCAAGCTCTTGTTCCCGCACGTCGAGATCATCAGCTTTCTGTTGGAGGGTGGATTCCAATTGATCTAGCTCGGATGAGCGTCGACCAGCTACTTCTACTTGGCGTTGCACCGCAGACTCGTGAGCTTTGATACCTGAGATTCTCGCCTCTGCTTTCTTCACGTTTTCTACAGCAGCCTTCTCTAGATTATCAGAGTCAGACTCAGCCTCGGATATGATCCCATCCGCAATTACTCCGGCATCCGCAATAATCTTGTCGGATGCCTCCGTAGCATCATAGAGAACCTTCTCCGCCTCATCCTTGAGATTGTCGATCTCCCCACGTATAGAAACAATCTCACTAGCTGGCCCGGCTAATTCGATCTGCTCCTTCGCTGCTGACTCAGCACTATTGAACGCTTCGATGCGCTGTTTGAGTTTCTCAGGATTTGCCAGCAACAAAAGCGCATCCATCTGGCCCGCACTCCCGCCGGAGATATCCTTCGCAGATATACTCATGATATCGCTCCCGCTTGGATCAGGTTCAGAGTCGTAGACCCTGCGCCCGCCGTCTGGTTGATACGACAAGCTGTCGGCGGAAACGCGTAGTTACCGTCAGCACTCGCGTTGATTCCGGCAAGAGTCGGATGGGGGAACCACGTCGCAGTCGCGGGATTGAAAGCCGGATCGAACACGTCGTCAAACGTATGCTCAATCGTCGCCGTCACCGCACCGTTAATGGTCACCCCCAGCCCGATGTCTGTCGGGTTGAGGTACTGGTCAATCGGGATAACTTGCGAAGTCCCGACGCCAGTCTGTGTGACTCTTATTGGTCTCATTCCGCTACTCCTTAAGGCTCTAAGTCGCCTGTGCGTTCTTGCGAACCATAGACGTAATCGAAGTCACCCACGAGCGCAGCCACCTGACCAGCCTGAACGCCAAAGGATATCGCCTGATTGAACTGTGGAGCCATTACGACACCGCCAACGGTCAGATCGAGGAACCCGAGAGGGCTACCGTTAACACCGTAGTACAGCCGACTCGTTCCGTCGTAGTAAAACTCGCAAGTGAAGAAGTCGCCAGAAACAACGGTGAAGATGTCAGCAGCGGAAGCCACAGTCACACCGCCACTGCGAGCTAGTATGCTCAGTCCGGCAGCGCCATCGTCCTTCCGGAATATGAAGCCATCATTCGGCGTCAATCCAGGCGCGCCCGCTAACCCGACAACGACGTCTGACTCAACCGCATCGTCTACCGATAGGCGAGCTCGAAAGTAGCTTGGGAACCCAGGATCGAACCTGAATGCCTGAGTTCTGGTCAAGAATTCAGCGTCGTTATCTGCCCCGGCAGTCGTCAGTCGCAGAATTCCTCCCTGACCTGGAAGCAGCGCCTGAGTACCAGCCCCGGCTCCACTAATCGCCCACTCACCGGCAACGAATCTGTCAAAATCTTCCATGTAGTTGTGGAAGCGTGTTGGATCGAGTTGGGCCATCGAACCGAAGAGCGCCGCAGCGTTTCGATTGTTCAGTCCGTTCTCGAAGTTTGTCACTTGTATATTTACTAATCCCATAATGGTTTCTCCAATTCACGTATGGAGAAGTTAGGGGAGCCGTTCACGTTGGCTCCCCACCCTTCCTTCCCAGACCTTAGAGGCCCGGTGTTCCGAAGACCGTTCGTGGATCAGTCCACGAAGGCCAGTAACGCTCGGTCGCTTTGTAACGCATGGAGTCAGTTTCGAAGTCGCCTTCCATTGACTTCTCCATCTTGCGTCGCATCAGCAACTGAAGGCCACGCGGAGCATCGGTACCGACCCACCATGCAGTCGTGCTGGTGATGCGGGACAGGTTCGCCTGCCCCTCACTCAACAGACCCATAGACTTGATCGGGTTGATGTCGTTGTTAGCCGTACCCGTACGAAGAACGCTCTTCAGCAGAACTTCGGCCTGGAAGACGTTGCTTGGACCGCAAACAATCTTCTTCGGCGTCAAACGGATGCGCTTGCCGTTGTTGTCAACCGCGTTACGGATCTGAATCAGTTGCTGCTCCAGTGACGTCTGCGACAGAGCCGCAGCAGTCGTGAGCAGATTACTGAACGTACC